AAAATGTTTACAGAATTAAAAGAACTATTAAAACGTGATGTAGTAGATATTACATTCGTTTCTATGAACTCAAACAAGGAGTACACAATTCCTTGCACCTTGATGGAATCACTTACTAGTAGTAGAGTGAATCAACAAGTAAATGACACCATAGTGTGTTATCGAGTAGATGAGGGAAGATGGGAGGATATTAACATTAATTCCATAGTATCTTATCAAGGAAGTCCCTAATTTTAGGGCAAGGCTCTCTATGAGAGCGGAGAAATATTATGTTAATGGATTTAGTAGGTTTAGTCACTTTAATTGTGACCATAGCTAGCTTGATTGCGGCGTCAACACCGACACCAAAGGATGATGAATGGATGGCGAAGTTCTATAAATTTATAGATATGCTAGCTCTAAACATCGGGAAAGCAAAGGATAAAGGCAATGGCTGATGAAAGATTCAGTGGCGATATGTCACGCAACGAAGTAGAGATAGACCTTAATAAGTTTATGGAACTCGTTACAGAGAACAGTAATCTCAAAGCTAAGATCACTGAGTTGGAGGCTAATAAAGAGCCTGATAACCCTTGGCAGAGATGGATATTCTTGTCTAACATGATAGATGCTTGGAGAATTTTCCCAAGAGCATTTCTATCAGTATACATCTTCTTGCTTTACTACGCAACGATGTGGTTCATGAACCTAGAAGACCCTAGCATGGAGCAGTCAGGATTAATTTCTGTGATTGTCGGTGCGGGTGCTGCATGGTTCGGACTCTATGCTGGAACAGCAAAAGACAAGATAAATTCTAAGTAACAAAAAAATAGTTCTTGACAATTCCTCGTAAATTTAGTATAATATATGTATGGAAAATAAAGAACAGTATGTAAAAAAAGTAAGAATGTATAACTCAGAAACCATGGAGTTTGAAATATGGTATTTTGGGGAATGCAAACATTGTGGTGCTGAAGTCAATACGACCGATGGCAACTGTCCTCATTACAAGTGTTGGATAGCATAATGAACTTATTTTACTTAGACGAAGATTTAGATAAAGCAGCCCAGTATCATGTTGACAAGCATATTGTCAAGATGCCGCTAGAGGCTGCTCAAATCTTATGCACTACTATATGGATAGATAAATTACTGGGGTTCGTTCCTCGAGCTCTTAACGCAGAGGAGCGTGAAGTGATGAACAAAGCAAAAGCTGCGATCAAACACTTACCTCTTGAGGAACGACCCTACCCCTACCTACCAATGATGTACAATCATCCTTGCACTATCTGGGCAAGAGAATCTTTAGATAACCACGAATGGGTGCACTGCTATGCAAATGCACTTAATGACGAGTATCATTATAGATATGGTAAACTACACAAATCAGTCGAGCAAGTAGTAAATAAACTACCTGATCCAAAGAATTTACCTCGAGTAGGTTTTACAACCTTTGGACTTGCTATGCCTGATGAACTAAAAGATTATGATAATCCTATACAAAGTTATAGAGACTATTATCATTTAGACAAAGCAACATTTGCAGCATGGTCTCATCGTGATAAACCTCACTGGTGGAACGAAGATTATGCTGATTATGAGAAAAGGATTACAGCAAAATGATAGAGATTTATGGAAAAGACAACTGCCCTTATTGCGATATGGCAAAGAGTTTAGCAAAGAGAAAAGGACGTGAAGTAGTATATAAACAACTTGACGTTGACTATGGATTCAGTGAGATGAGGGAGCTATTCCCTGGAGCAAGAACTTTTCCACAGATTATTGTAGAGGGTAAACACATTGGTGGGTACTCCGATTTAGAGGAGTATTTTGGTGGAGTATAAATTTAACGAAGATCAAGTATTAAATCTGTTAAGAAATCATATCTTACAGAGTTACGATGCTCATTATAGTATGAACAAGATTCAGTCTACAGAGTTTATATTTGACGCAGGACATGGTGAAGGGTTTTGCTTGGGGAATATTATCAAGTATGCCCAACGCTATGGTAAGAAGAATGGAAAGAATAGAGAGGATCTACTAAAGATTCTACACTATGCAGTGATATTACTAGGAGAAGAGACGTCATCCACTAATTACACGGAGAAGACTAATGGCGATAAAAACTAGAAAACACGAAAATTTAACAGAAACAAATGTACAGCATGTTATAGAACTGCTAAGAGCAGAGAAACCTATTACTAAAAAGGAAGCATGTAGTATATTGAACATAAGTTATAATACTACGAGGTTGAACAAAATTATTCAAGACCACGAAGACACAGTAGCTTATAGAGAGCGTAGAAAGGCTCAAAACAAAGGCAAGGGAGCAACAGAAGCTGAGATTAGAGAAGTAGTAAATTTATACTTAGATGGTCTCAATGTATCAGATATAGCAAAAGGATTATATCGTTCCCCCGCATTTATCAAATCAATAGTAGAAAGAGTAGGTATTCCACAGAAACTTCCTCAGACTGACTATGAAGGCAGGCGAAACGCCATGCTACCAGAGCAATGTGTAGCAGAAGAATTCGAAACAGGAGAAAAAGTTTGGGCAGTTCGACAAAACTATCCAGCTATAGTTAGCAAACTAGCATCTACATCAGAAGATGGGACAAATTATTATTTAGTAGATACGATTGAGTGTACTCAAGAAGATCTCAAAGATACTTATTTTCCACATCTATCTTTTGCAGGAAAGCAGTATGTTTTAGCAAGTTGGGAAATGGGCAGCCTAAGACACTTACAGAAATATCTGTAAACACTAGGAGAAGAAAATGGAAATATGGCAGATAATTGCTGCAGTATACTTATCGGGTACGCTCGCTGCAATGTATTCTATCTGGTGGCCGTCTTATAAGATTATAAGAACAATAGCTCCCAGTAATATAATGGTGCAAAAACCATTATTATCAACTTTTATAGTGTTCTGCATATTTTTCGTTTTCTTTCCCTTTTTAATATTAACTTTTATAATACCTAACAAATTAGAAAGGTTTATAAACGGCTTTGTTAATGGAATTATTAACATTAAGGGGTAACAATGTACGAAGAATTAGTAACACATTTAAAAGGACAAATAGCATATCACAGAGCTAACTGCAGAGTTTATATGAGGAATCCAGTAGGGATTGGTGAACATCCCGATGTTATGGAGTCAATAAAGTCAGAACTAGCAAAACTTGCAGAGGCAGAGGATATGTTAGAAGCCTTACAGAAACATTTAAAATAATACCAATTATTATAGATAACAAAAAATAGTTCTTGACAATTGGTTATAATTTTATTATAATATTATTATAAACAAAAACAAGCAAATATGAGTGACAGATTTTACCAACAAATGCGAGACGCCACTGGCTGGGCTCCCGGTATGCCTGAATTCATACGCAACAACAAAAGGAGAAGAAGAATGGCTTGGACAGATGAAGCTAAAGAACAAGCAATCGAAATGTATCAGGAACAAGAACCAACACCTGAAACATCAATGGAGATTGTAAAAGAAATAGCCGAAGAACTCGGCGAATCCCCAAACGGCGTTAGAATGATACTAACAAAAGCAGGAGTCTATGTAAGAAAAACTCCAGCTG